TATTAACGCCAGCCAACACTTCAGGTCCGCGCGGCCCTGCCAAAGCCGAGGTCAATTTAGGGCCAAACGTGGGTTGGATATCCGCAGGGTTGAGCGCAATTTTCAACCGCTGTGCTTCAGCAGCAGCGTCGATTTGCGGTCCGCGTGCGTAGTCCTCTGCGGATAGCCGTTCACGCCGCGCTTGCAAAGCTGGCTCGAACGGCATCCGAAGCCCAATGCCAGCTTGTTCGACAATAGGCGCTGCCGCCCGCCCAGCCGCTTGCCCAACTTTTGGAGCAGCAATAGCGGCGCTACCAAGGTAGCTTTCAACGTCTTGAACGGGTAGACCCGTCTGTTCTGAAATCCACTTAGCGCCTTTTTGTACGTTCTGGCCAATGAAGTCCATTAACTGACGGCCAGCTTCGGTTTGGTACTCAGGGGTTCCTGACACGCCAAATGCTTTGCCAAACGGCTGATCAACGCGGCTCACCAATCGTTGCGTCATGGCTTGGGCTTCTTCAGGCGTGCGGCCAACCCGCGCCAAAGGGTAGCCAATCAGTTGTGCTGCCGCCGGGAGCACTCCGCCTACCGTCACATCCGCCAACGAGGCAGCACGGCGGCCAAACGAAGCTAGCGCGCCCGGCTCATCGCGAACTCCCATATTGGGAAGATCAATGCGCGTCGGCTGACTTTGTTGCTTCTCCGCATACGCGGCTTGTGCGGCTTGCCCAAGTTGTTCATCCGTAGCGCCTTCCGGCCCTTCAATCTCAAGAATGCTACCGTCAGGAGCTTGAACTTTGTAGACTGTCATGTGAGGAGCCTTTAAGGTAAGCGACGGAATCCGGAAGGCATACCGGGTGCGGTGGGGGCAGCAGGTGCGGCAGAAGTTGGGATTTGCGCCGCCGCACCGCCGCCCGCGTACTTCTTGAGTTCAGGCGAGTCGAACAGCGATTTGCCACCGTCACCTTCAATCCACGCATCTTCGGCGCCATCGTAAGATTTATTTTGCTTGAACCAACCGGCGTAAAAGTTACGTTGCGCGATATCGCGCTTAAGTTGCGCTTTGGCGACATTTAACAAGAAACGGTTAGCTTCTTTGGTGTTGCCAAGTTGCGCGCCAGTTTGCGTGATGCGTTGCGCGTCGGCTTCCGTCTGCGGCCCCTTCTGTTCCAACTGACGTTGCAATACTGCGGCAGATGCGTTAGCCAAGAACGTCTGGGCGTCAGTAGCATATTTTTCCGCGTCTTTAACGCCAAGAGCGGCGAGTACGCGCGCGCCGGTAGCTTTAACCTCGGTTCCAAAACCAGTATCAAAACCTTTATCCAAAGTAGCGAGGTTAGATTCCAGAGCCGGAAGCGAACGCGCGGCTACCCCGGCTTGTTTTGAGATAGCGCCGTAATCTTCAACCAACATCTTACCGCGCGCGCGCGCTTCGGCTTTCTCTTGCGTCTGAGTTATGGTGGGGGCGCCTGCTTTAGCGCGGCTAAGTGCTTTTTGTTCAGCTAGTGCATTGACTTTCGCTTTTTCATCAGGCGTTAGTTGAGCGTAGGGCTTATTAAATGGCGCTGCCTGCGCGATAGCCTCCCGATCTGTACCGACAGACGGCGCCGCCGCAGGCGCTTTAGCAATCAGTTCAGAAAATTTATCCCGGAATGCGGCGTTGTAGTCAGGTGTGCCGGGTGCGCCTTGAGTAGCCGCAAATGCACGCGCATTGGTCAACGCTTCAGTCGTTGGCTCTTTCTCTTTAGGTGGGCGCAACAAATCTAGTTCTGCTTGCAGGCCGCTTCGTTCTAGGTCGGTTAAATCAGGCGTTTGGAGCGCTCTAGTTATTTCACCCGCACGCATGGCTTTTGCAACGTCGCCCGTAGGGCCGCGTTCGCGTTTAGCGGTGGCTTCAGATGCGCGCGCCGCAGCCTCGCGTTGGCGCACCAACGCGCCACTTTCTTGCGCCTGCCGAATAACCGCGTCGAGTTGTAAAAGGCCCGCTGCGTCGTTGGATTGCCTTAGCGCTTCCCGCGCACGTTGGATTGATTCAGGATCGTTGTAATCAAGCTGGCTGGCAATCTGCTGCCGCGCCGTAATCCGCGCCAGTTCAGGGTCTTCACCACCCAGCGCACGCCCGAGAGCGCCGCCGAGTTGGCCAGCCCCACGGTAGATGCCGTAGGTGGCCTGCGCCATAGGGTCAAGCTGTGCAAACTGGAGCGCTTGCCTATCCAACAGCGCCGCTTGCTGGCGCTGATAAGCCTCGGGCGTTACGCCGAAAAGTGATTGGACGATGTCGGTTGCCATGTTTTAGTCCTTAGAAACCAAGAGGAGCGCCAGTCATTGGATTGACGCCAGCACCGTATCCAGGCGTGGCGAACCCACCACCACCACCAAACATCTTACTCACCCCTTGTGCAAACATAGGATTCTGCGCGAGCCCTTGCAGCGCAGAGGCAAACGGATTGTAGGCATCTGCCGAGGCTTGCGAGCGAGCAGCGCCTGTAAGCCCTGTCAACTGTGCTTGCGCCGCAGCAGGACTCATCCCCCTCGCACCAATGTTGATGCCAACATTCAGCGGTTGCTGGGCCAAGTCTTCCAGACCCGTTGCGCCACCCAAGTACGCCTGATACGGAGCCAGAGCGCCGACTTGGCCACGGCCGTACAGGTCGTACAGTTGAGCGCCGGTGCTAAAGAGGCCCGTGCCAAAGGCCAACTGGCGCTGCCCTGCTTCTTGCGCCGATGCAGCCAGAGCGGCGTCCTGCTGGGCTAGAGCGTTGTAGTACGCCTCCAGTTCAGGATTGGCAGCGCTAAGACCCATACCGCCACCAGGACGCAGCCCGGTGCCGCCAACTGCCAGACCGCCTCGACCTGACTGGAACAATTGATTCTGAATGCCAGCGTATTGCCGCTCACGGCTAGGGGCCAGTAAAGCCTGTTGGCTCGCCATGTACTTGGCGGCGACTTGCTCTGGCGTTTCGGCCAGATACTCTTGCCCCAGGCCGAAGAGGCTCGCGCCTGCGCCTGCCAGCGGGGCAAACCTGCCGGGGGCCATTTCAGCTTCTGTCAGTCCCTGGCCCGCCAAACCTAGCAAGCGCTCTTGCATCCCCCTAAACTCAGGTGCAAGTTGGTAGCTCGCGCCCGAAACGCGCCCTTCTGGGTCGTAGTCAAAAGCCGACTGACCAAAGCGCGTCGTGATGCCTACCGGGCGAAAGCGTGCTTCCTCGGCAGAGATTCGTGCGGCGTCGCGCTGCGCGGCGGCTTGTGCTTCTGCGGCTTTTTGTGCGGAACGACCGCCCATCAAACCACCAACAAGTTGGGTGCCCCCAACAATTGCGCCAGTTACTGGATCAGGCATTTCCAAACTCCTTCAAATAATCTTCAAACTTCTCGCCATACAGCTCCATGACATAGCGCGAAAGGTCTTTAGCTTGTTTTGCTGAGTGGCAGAGAGTAACGGCCATCAACACAACGTCGTAGTATCCGGCTCGCCAGACAAATGATCTGGCATCTGCTTTCCCATCTCTTTCCGCTTGGTCAGAGGCTTGCCACTTCAACACCATTGTCGCCATAACAGGAAGCAGGCTGTTTGCATTGGCTTGCCAAAATGCGTTCTGATGCATCCCAACAAGAGAATTCCAAATGACAACATCCAGGTCTTCTCGCTTGACTTCATCTCCATCAGCAACATCGTCAAAAACTTGTATGGCATCCCATACCATCAAAAGCCATTCAATGGCTGGCGCAGGAAGGCCAAACCTAACAAAGTTTTCAACGAGCCAGTCTTTACTTTTCACGAAACCCTCTTCCACATATAGACCGTGATGTACGGCTGATAGTTGGCGTTGGTGCCGCTAGAACCTGCGCTTGCAGTTGTTCCAGAATATGTGTGATCATGAGAGCCAGCATTGTTTGTTAAATCAACAGCTCCGCTTCCTGTACCACTGTAATTTCCCTTTGTATAAGTAGCCCCCGTCCCAAAAATACCAATAGTTCCAATGGTTTCTTCGTGTTGGTGGTTTCCAATAGTAGAAGTAGTTCCGCTGAATGTGTGCGTGTGGGTCGGCAATGTCGCATCCGCAGAACCACCCGTTTCTTCAGCCGTATCAAACAACGCATTAGCGGCGTTAAATCCAACCGGCACGCGCCCTGCGCCAAATGCCGACCAAGTTCCAAAGCCAAGCAGCGTGCTGGGATTGGTGCTGTTGGTGGCATTGATGTAGATGGAGCCAACCGGATGCAGCGCCGCCATAGCGGCCTGCACAAATGCAGTAGTAGCTAGGCTTGTATCGTTGTCGCCAAAGGATTGCGTGACGCCAACAGCCCCGGAGGGAAGCGTAACGGTGCCTGTAAAAGTAGGCGAAGCCAGATCAGCCTTTGTCGCCACCGCAATAGCGATATTGGCAAACTCGGTGTTGATCTCCGTGCCCTTGACGATCTTGAGCGGATCGCCAGATGACAGGTTATCCTTGGTCGCAAAGTTTGTGCTTTGAACGTAATCGCTCACGATAATTTCCCTTCCTTAGCCTGAATTTCGATCTTCTGGATCGACATAGACGCGCCGTTGATGTCGCTCTCGTAACCTGTTTGCACCACTTTCCCGTTGCCACTAGCTGAAGTTTGCAATTGTTGCAACGCAATGCCATCAGAATACTGGGCGACAGGCACACCGTTAGCGCCATATTCAGCAATGCCGTACTCAGATTCGTTTTGAGTCGGGATCAACATATTGGCCGACAAGTAGTTTGTCGAAAAATCAAATCCCCACTTTGCTGTGACGTACTGGTTAGACCCGCCGATGACGATCACCTTCAGGCGCTTCAAAATTGAGGTGACGTTCTGATCGCCCAGGTCAGCGTGGTTCGTGTAGTACTGCATCCGGTAAGAGGATGTGTGGTCTTGAAAACCGCTGTACTTGCAAACAAAGCCGTTCTTGCCGAGCAGCAGATCGCCGTTGCGTCGTGACAGTAGCGCAGTGGGTTCAATGGAGTCCCAAACAGTTACCCTGAATGCGCCATCTTGCAACGAGACGCGAGTGTCAAAGCAATAGACCTCTTTGACGATTGGCAACGTCAAAAGATAGAAGGCTTCTTTTTCAGAATAAACAGACTTGATGTTGGCAAGCGTCTCGCCGCTCACGATGTTCATCAAATCGTTTCGCACGTTTTTCGACAAGTCACCCAGCGGCGCTGACTTCTCGATAATCGTCCGCGCAAACGAGCGCAGGCCCGAGTTGGACAGGAACAGCACATCCTTGCCGGTGTTCTGGATCGAGTCACGCGCAATGCAACCAATCCCGCCTACTGTATCGGCGAGCGACATGGTCGATGGTGTAGTGGCATTAGCGTAGACCAAAATTTGGCGCTTGCCAAAGATGATCAGGAATCCGTTGTGCGCTGCAAGACCTTGCACCTCATCTGCGCCATTGGGCCAGACCCGGTCTACGTTGAGCGAACCCGATGTGCCGGTAGACCAAACGTGACCGGCCAGCAGGTCAGAGAAGTACACCGTGTTCTTGATCGTAGACGTATTCGCCACCCACAGACGACCAAACGCAGCAATCACAAT